ATCTTTGTTGAAGTTGCCCCAAATGGTGAAAGCGTCAGGAGTGCGTTCAGGCATTACTTACCGTTGAAGAATTTAGAGATGAGAGTTTGCAGAGCAGCGTTGATGACGCCGCTGTGGCGCTGATCAGCGTAGTGCTGCAACTGAGCGGCTAGGTTTTCATCCAGCCGAACTTGAAAGTGCCGATGCCGTCGCTTTTGGTCGGCAGTTTGGCTTTGTTCTTGCTCATTGATTTCAGACATACTTTTGCATGTTTGCGTTCATCCAATTTTGATGTTTGACGCTTGTCAAGGCAGGGGCGACTTTAGCTCCTGCGGCGAGATTAAAATCCCGTCGAAAGTCTTCACAAAATCGGGCAAGGCCATCCGGCTCAAGTTCCTTGACAAGGCCAAGGCATAGTTCGCGATCGTTTTTGCTGAGAGGTTGATCGTCAGCAGCAACGCCATCAATTTTAGGCGCTGGTTTTGCTTGTTCTGCAGAAGCGGATTCGCGATGAGGGTTTTCAACCTCTTCACGCGCCCAGAGCTGCCAAGCCAAGCCAAATTGAGCGGCGGCAGCCGTGCAAAGGCAACGGCGGTGACTGTCTGTCAGATCTCGCGCACTGACCTTGTCAAAGGCGATTGCGTTGTTTCTGTTATCCATGATTGCCTGAGGGAAGTCAGGCGTTCGCTCACCGTTTGGCCCGGTGAAATAACCGACGACGTAAGCAGTGCCGTTAGGCGCTTTCCAGGCGTGACCGCTGTCAACGTAATGAGCCAAGTGGAACTGCCAGCCAGGGGCGTGATCATGCAAGAGGTGCATGGTGCGGCACCAATTCACATAATCCGCCTTGTAGCTGCCGGTTCCTTTCTGGCTGACGTCATCAGTTGTAATGACGTTGCCAAGGTTAGGGAATGGCTGTGATGGTGATGATTGCGCAGGGTTGTTCTGTTGCAGTTGCATAGCGGCGGGTTGCAGTGAGACTAATTACGGCTGCATCGTCTTGAAAACAAATGCCAGTAAGGCCGTCAAGAACAGCCCGGCTTAATTTGTCAACATCGCCAATGCGTGAAACACAGTGCTTTGGTGCCGATGGTTTCAGCTCGCCGTTAGTTCTGAAATGGTTTTTAGGGCGAGCAAAAACGAATGCGATTGAAAGAAGCATCGCGTCTTCCATTCTGGCATGCCATCCATCAGGAAGCAAGTCAATTGCTGTATGCCTGACGTCTTGGCGCCATGGCTTGCATCGCTTGGATGACTCAACCATGACGCCTTTACCAACGTGACGCTTGCTGCCTTGTGGGGCAGGTTTGCCAAGAACGGTAAACGTGAAGCTATTGGGGCAACTGGCTGTGAGCGTTGTCGATTGCTGCATTTAGCAGGCCAATGGCAATGGCAGATGCTGAGATTTTACGTTGCTCAACTTGAAAGGTTTGGCCTGCCACGTTGACTTCTGAACAATGTCCAGATGTCGAATCAGAAAGGGCTTGAAGCTTTGCAGCGCGAGCGGCGTCAAGGTTGATGGAAACGCTTTTCATAATCAGGTGGTTTGGTTGGATGGGGCTTACGCTTTAGGCCGCCCAATAGCTAAATTGAAAAGCCTTTTTTTTCAAGCAACTCAAGATATTTCACCTCTTCCTTAAGGCATTGAATTTTAATTTTTAAGCTCCCGCAATGAAAAGGCACCACGCCATACTTCCAGTGCCAACCAAAAAAAGACTCAAGCTTTCCATACACTTGCTTTGTCCAGTGAAGACCTATGTCGTTCTCAAAAGCTTTTGGATTTAAGAGAGTGAGCCCCCAAGCCTCTGATTTCCGCGCCGCTTCAGCCGCGTGCTTGGTACAGTACTGCATATCGTTTCGTTTTTGCTCAAGCAAAGAACCGGTTTTTGCTAAATGCTTTTTTTGCGCTTGAGTCAAGACCTTGCTATTCGCCAAAAAAAAGAGAGCATCTTGTCTCGATGGGAGAGCGTAAATAAATTTTTTAAGATCCGCCTCAAAATGAAACCATTCGTTTCTTGATTCTGTCACAAGTTTTTCAAAATGCTGGTGCAGCGCTTTTTCTATGAAGCCGCTATTGCTGCAAGCAATAACGTGCAAAATTTTGAGCTTGCAAAAGTGCGCTGTTTGAAGTGTTTGCAGCCTTGCTTTGACATTGCTAGACACGCCTATTTTGACAAAATCGCCTGACTGAATGAAGTAAACTCCTCCCTTTTTTTCAAGGTATTTTTTATCAAAATCTGTTAATTTTAAATGCCGATTGTTGTAGATGTTTAAGCATGGACCCTTTGGCTTAGCTAGCGTGATTTCTTTGGCTTAGAGTTGAAGATTGCTTTTTGTAGACCTCGTAAAACGCTTTTTCAAGCGCGGTCAACTTAGGATCTTTTTCATTCAAAGCCGCCTTAGCTCTTGCCTTTGCGGCTTTGATGTTTTCATCTGGTCGAGTGCTCCACGTTATTGCTCGGCCCATAAATTAAAAGTCAAACAGTGCAACCTGTTCAAAGACTTCTGGCTTTTTCGGCAATTCCCAAAGATGCTCTTTTTTGCCATAGATTCCTTTTGTGGTTTTTTGCGTCTTGACAATTTTCCCTTCATCGGTCAAATCGGTTATGGCTCGCCTAATTGAAGTTATTGGCCACTTTTCGCCCAAAGCCTTGTAGACCATTGAAGGCGACATTGGAAAATTGGCGGCACTAAAAAGGCCCAAAATCGCGGTCTCTTGGTTTGCGGTCTTTAGAAGCGACTCGCTTGACTCCTTTGAGTTTTCTTGATTCGTGTTGTAAAAAGGCATTAGCGCAACTTCTCGCAAGCGCGCTGCCAGCCCTGCGCACAGTGCTGACGTTGTTGGTTGTCAAGCGTTGTCGTAAGGCTGTACCAAAAAGCGCCGCCAAGCATTAAGGCAAACACGATTGAGACGACGACATTGGTTTTTGCGCTGCGGCGCTCGGGGTCATAAAACCCTGAGCGCAGCTTTTTGGATTCGTGGTTAGGCATTGGCTTGAGGTGATGGGCTCGCGCCCTTGTGCGACATCATGCCCTGCCTTGGCATACCTGTCAAGGAATTAGACGGCGGGCTTCTTAGATCGCTCGCTATCCAGGAAATGACTTTCGCTCACTAGATGGGCCAACAAGCTCGGGTTAACCGCAAACGTGGACTTGCTTTTACGGTTGCTCTTGACCCACGCAATACTCGACTTTGGAACAATCACTTCAGCTGTTGCAAAGTGATGAGAGCAAACGCTGCACTTCCTTTTGCGGCTAATTGCCTCTGGTGTCGTTTGCCTTGTCTCCACAACGATGAGCCAACTGCTGTTGCATTCTGGACACTTCATCAAAAATCAAACTCAGGTTGCGTGGCTTGAAAGCGTCCCCAAGACTCTTCCCATGCTGGGATGCACTCGTCTTCGGGGCTTTCCCTTATGACCTTACATTTCTCAGGGCCTGAAACGACGGTCACGCATTGAGTGACACAAAGCTTGGGGTGATGCTGAGAAATCATCTTGGCGTAGGCGCCAAGCTGACCCGTTGCTGGCTTCCGGCTTGACACAGCTTTTTTACTGCTGACCGTTTTCAGATCGCCAAGGATCACAAAACGCGGATCGTCTTTGTAACGCAACAGAAAGTCAAAGCTCCCCGCAACGCTGTTAAATCGATCGACAACCCGGTACTCAGTTGCCAAGGTCTCAACCCCTTTAAACAAAGGGTCATCCAGCAAGGCGTCCAGCCATGGATCCCAGCATTCATTGACAATCTGCGGCTCACCGCGCAAATGATGTTCTAAAGCTTGGTGAATGGCCTGGCCTCTAACCAGCCAGCCGTTTGGCCCGAGCTTGTATTTCTCAATTTGAGCCTTGGCAAACGGCGTCAGCTCACGGCTGATGACGTCTGAGACGTTGTTCTGAATCCAATTCCCGCGCCATCGGTATCGATGCTCTTTTTCAAAAAAGTCCAGTTCTGGGATTGGATCGAGCACTAAAGGGTTGCAATGCCGGCCCACTATCGGCACACTCTGCCCGCAGCGCAACCCCAAAACGTGCCACAAATTGAACAGATCACGAACACTCGCGTCCTGATCGATCCTAGGGTGATCGCTGAGATCGATCGCAAGCGACCCATTGGCGTCACCCGTACAGGATGGGTCAACCTGCTTTTACAAAAGGCGATCGCCTCGGAGCCTGAACCCCTAACTCGTGACTAATTACGACGATCAAGAGGCGGCATTTGAGTTGCTGCAGTGGGTTCCTTATTCCCTTCCGGCTGAATATGACGACCAGCTGGCATTAGTCGGTTATTACAGCAGAACACAAAAAGAGCGATCAGATCGCGCGATTGATGATTGGGAAAAGCAACATCCCTACGAATCCAGCGACGAACTGAAAGCTTTCAAAGAACTCGAACGCTTGGGCGTCTATTCGCAGTTCGATCTTTACTCACCGACAAAAGCCAAGGATGGACACTACACAAGACGAATCAAGCAGCTCAGGGATGATACCGGAGAGCCTGAAAGATCATCAGGAGCTACTAAACCGGCTCGACCAATACGCAAGCACCGTCCTCTCTAACGAGACAGATCCGCTGCGTCGATCACAACTTCTAAGGCTATATGCCGATGAAGCTGGTTGCCCGATCAACGATAAAACCGCTGCAATTATTCTGTCAAAAGCAGAAGGTTCGGTCAGCGGTGTTTGCGCGCCACGAATGCGTGGCGAGAAAATGGACACAACCCCAACGCCATGGGCGTGGGAAGGTGTCATCATGTCCGGCACATTCAACCTGTTGGTAGCACCACCGAAGGTGGGCAAATCAGCGTTGATGGTTGGAATGATCAGCGCATGGTTTCACGGTGAAGAGTTTTATTTAGGGCAGCCCTTGCATGGTCCTTGCCCAAAAGTTTTTATCATTGGAACTGACCAACCTGAAAGTGACTGGAACACGCTTTTTGAGCGTGAAGGCTTGGTCGATCGTGACGGCAACCTGGCCGGACCAATCGAGATGCTTTGGCATACAGGGGCACCGTTGCACCTGACGGAAGGGGGCATTGCACACCTTGGGGAGATCGCATCTGTCAACCCCGGCGCCTTATTTTTGCTCGATTCGTACCACGCTTGCTGCGCGCCGTTAGGGCTTGAAGAGGCAGCAAGCAGCTTTGACGGCCCGGCAAGGCAGCTAGCAGAGGCCCTAGCGCCTCATAAGGCAACGCTGGCGATGATCCACCACACCAACAAGAGCGTCAGCGGTGGCAACGCTACTAACGCCAGCAGGGGCAGCAATGCGCTTCCGGCAGCGGCAAGCCTGACAATCCTCATGAATTGGTTTAAGCAGCCTGCTGAGGGGCAGACGCAGTCTGATCATCGCGTCGTGCTGAAGACCCAAGGCCGCGCCAAAGGCACCACGCTGCTGATTGAGCTGCAAGACGATGGTTGGATCCATCACGGCGATGGTGAGTCTGTGTTGGCTGCTGAGGCCATGCAGGAGGCTGCAGACGAATTGCAGGGCCGTCAGGCAGACGTGTTCGATTACATCAAAGAACGCTGGGTGCTTGGCGAGTTCACCGTCGCTGGGACTGAGATCGCATCGCATTTCAACCTTGAGCGCAACAAGACGAGCCGATGCCTGCGCGGGTTGGTTCGCAAGGGTCTGATTGAAGAGGCAGGGATGACTGAAGCCAATGCGCTTGGCGGTCGCCCATCGCCGTTGTATCGACCCAAAGGAGGATCCCCTCTAGAGGCGTGGCAAACGTCCCAAACGTGCCAAACCTCGCGCGCGTCATACGAAGAAAGGGGTTTGCCACCTTTGACAGCTTTGACACGTAGTGACGGGGGATGCTCTGTTGAGGGGGGTTTGACACCCCCCTCCCCAGGTACCCCTGTGGAGCTGTTGCGCAACGGGGAATGGTCAAACGGTTGGGTTGTTGCTGCTGCCAGTAGTTCGGATAACGTGCGCGCTGCCAAGCTCGGCAATTCGATGATTACTGTCGGGAATCTCCGCTGGGATCTCGATATCCGTGCCTGTCAATCCAGTCCGTTCAAAGCTGAGCCGACTGAACCTGCTGATCTGTTTGATTTCTGATGCCTGACTGCAACCGAACGCTGCCTGTGCGCGTTGATCTGCGCCTTACGGAAGAGGAGCGGGAATATCTGAACGAAGAGGCAGACACGCGCGGGATTAGCCGTCAGGACCTTCTGAGGCGTCTTGTGTTGGCTCCTAACGGCCAGACCGCTGATCTGCCTGCCTATAAGCCTGTAGTGGTGTCACACGGGCGGCGATCGATTGATCGTGCGATGGCTGCTGTGGCGCGTCAGTACAACTGCATTCCAAGCCATCAGCTTGAGCCGCTTGTTTGCACGATTATCTGCGCGCTGACCGAAGAGTCTTGATGCGTGTTCTTGTTGCTTGTGAATACAGCGGAAGGGTCAGAGACGCTTTCCGCAAACGCGGCCATGACGCCATGAGTTGTGACTTGCTGCCGACTGAGATTCCTGGTCCGCATTATCAAGGGCCAGTCGAAAACATTTTGGGCGATAGCTGGGATTTGATGGTTGCCCATCCGCCTTGCACTCATCTAGCCGTCAGCGGCAGCCGTCATTTTCATCGAAAACAACATGAGCAATCAGAGGCGCTTGCTTTTGTGCGTTTATTGATGAATGCGCCGATTCCGCGTTGGTGTATTGAAAATCCCGTCAGCGTGATCAGTAGCGTTATCCGCAAGCCTGATCAAATTATTCAGCCTTGGGAGTTTGGCCATGGAGAAACAAAGGCGACTTGTCTCTGGTTGAAAAATTTGCCGCGTTTACGCGCCACTGAAATTGTGACCGGTCGCGAAGCGCGGGTTCATTTGATGCCTCCTGGGCCTGATCGCTGGAAAGAGCGCAGTCGAACTTTTTTGGGTGTTGCGGAGGCTATGGGTGAGCAGTGGGGCAGTCAACCGCTACCACCAATCGTTGATCAGCTCAGCTTGTTGAGTTGACGACTGGTATGCCTTGGGCTATTGTTGGTCTGCGCATCGCGGAACAGCCCTTGCGCTTGGGCCCGCCTTGCACTCACGCTCGCCTAACGGCGGGCACACTCTTGCAATCAGTTGAGCGCCACGGCTCCTGATCAACAACTATTTCCATGACAACCATCACTTGCCTTCTGGCAACAGCGGTGGCGTTATTGATGATCCCTTTGATCATTCTTTGGCGCCTCAGTCTGACGCCAAAACAAAACGCCAAGCGTCTGCGCGCGCAGGGCTTGACCTATCGAGCGATCGGACAGCGATTGCGCGTGAGCGACACTACAGCGCGGAACTGGGCAAAACCCTGACAGGTATGCCATAATGCTTCCAGGCGGAGACGCCTTGCACCTCGACAACTGATTCATGACTGACGCTGAACGCCTTGCGGAGTTCAATCGCATCCGCGATGAACTTGAGGCGCTGATGACTGAGGACGAATTGGACACCTATCCGGTGTTCGATCACCTCTGTGATCTGATCGATGACTTGGAGGGCTAAGGCCCTCCTTTTTTTGCTCTTGCGTTTCGCTGTCTGGTATGCCATACTTATTGCATCAGGGGGAGACCCCACACCTTCCGCTCACGGAGCGGCTCTGAAAATGAAGATTCTTTCTTCTACTGGCACTGCTTTTACCGAGGCTCAGCTTGACGCTGCCTTTGCCAAGGTTGCTGATCCTGCCGACTGGCGCAATGCGATCTACGAAGTTGTGGATCGCGATGCAGTTGCCGTTACGGTCGCAGCAGTCAAGTTTTTTACGGCCGCTCCTGTTGAGGTCATTGACCTTCAGTGGGCTGACGAGTTCATGATTAAGTCGCCTGGCTATCGGCTTGGGCCTGCGGGAGCTTGATTTTGCACCGGGGGTTGTCAATCAACCCCTGGTATGCCATACTATGTTCATCAGGCGGAGACGCCACACACCTCAAAACAAATGACCACCGCAACTCACACTCTCACCAACGGCCTTCAAAACTTCATCTTTGAAATCACCGCTGATGTCTGCTTGATCAAGTTCGTCAATTGCTTCGGCGCTATCACCGAAACGATGGAGTTCACAATCGAAGAGGGCCGCAAGCAATGGCAGCTTGCCCTGAACTGCGGTTGCAAGCGTGGTTACACCAACCCACGTCGCCCTGAGCCTTCTGCTTTCGCTGTTGAAATGGGCGAAACTCCTCTCTACGTCGATTGATCAGCGCAGCGGGTCGCGCTCGCCTCTCAATATCGCGAGCGCTCTCCGATAAAACATCGAATCAGTCTTCCCAGCAGCCCGCAACGCTTCCTCTACCTTTCGCCAATTCTCACGCTCTGCCCTTTCCACAATCAAACCCCATGGACTTTCACAACTACTCTCTCAGCCTTTACGAAAGCCGTCAGCGTCTTGAAGACGCTCAACCCCAAACCCAAACACAGATCGTCCACTATTACGAAGCCATCAACCCTAAAACCGGCGAAATGCAATGGGATGGCTGGCTTGATAACGAAGACCTCAACGAACGCCGCGCAATCCTTGAAGACGCCTTAAATCAGGGTCTGACGCTCAAAATCGACACCACTCCTGTGCCCGTGCAAAACGATTGATGACTAATCAGCAGCCTGCCAACAATCTCGATTCGCCTCTCTGGCACATTGCTTCTGCGCTAAAGGGGATTGAGCTAAAGCTCGAAAATCTCAACACTGCGGCTGAAGCGCTTTTGGGTCTAGAAAATGGCTTTGAGCATTTTTCTGAGCCTTTTCAGAAAAACAGTCAGTTTTCGCGTCTTGTTGAGCTAATTGAAAGGCAAACTCAACTCCTAGAAGATCAGCATCACATGAGCCGCTATCGCAAGTAAAAAACGTCGGGGGGCCTGATGCCTTCGGGGAAAGGCTGAAAGCTATACAACACCTGCAAGCTGGCAGGAAAGGCAGGGCGCTATGTGGTGTGGCGATCCATCCCCCGACAACACAATTTCAATGTCATGCAAAACGACAATCATCTCCGCGCTCAACAGCGCCAAAATGAACTCAATGCCTTCCGTCGCTATGAGCAAGCCTTCTGGATCGCCTACGCCAAATCCAAAGATCCGCACCCATCCCGATGGATCGATTCAAATCACCGTTGGCGAGTTCAGAGGCACTGTCAGCTCGATGCACTTGATTGAACCCAAAGTCCATCAACTCCAGGACTACTGGCGCAAAAATCACCTCCGCCGTCATCCGTGAGCTAACATCAGCGCAATTCCCTGTAAGCTCAGGGCATGGGTAAAAAGTCGTACACAAAATCAACTAACGCTGAAATGACCGCTCGCGTTAAAGCGGTCTACGGTCTCCTAATCAAGTCGTACTCACGGTTTGAAATCCTGCAATACGCAGCGGAGCACTGGGATGTCAGCGAACGCACCGCAGACATCTACATGCAACGCGCTCGCAAGCTGATACAACAAGACTCGGAGATTGAGCGTCCTGAGTGGCTGGCTGCTGCCATCGCTCGCCTTGTTAAATACGAGCAAAAGGCAGGCAAGGAAGACAACCTTCAAGTCGCGATCAAGGCTCTGGAGACTCAGGCCAAGCTGTTGCGCTTCGATATCTGATGTCGCTGTTGACTGGCATCGCAGAGGATGAGCCGCTTCTAGCCTTCGCAACACCGCCAACGCAAGAAAGCACCGCTGAGCTAGTCGAACGCATCAAGGCTGATTTGCACCCTGGCCAACGTGCTTTCGTTGATGATCAATCCACGCAGATCATTGGGCTGTCTGCGGGCTACGGCGCAGGCAAAACCAGAAGCCTGACCGCTAAAGCCGTCATCCTGTCGATCGTCAATCAAGGCTTTATTGGATGTGTCATGGAGCCGACAGGCCCATTGATCCGTGACATTTGGCAAACGGACTTTGAGTCATTCCTAGAGCAATACGACATCCCGTACACATTCAGGGCGTCACCGTTGCCTGAATATGTTTTGCATCTGCCAGGCGGCGACACCAAGATTCTTTGTCGCAGCTTCGAAAATTGGAGTCGGATTATTGGCTTGAACCTTGCCTGGGTGCTGGCGGACGAAATCGATACGGTGGCTCCGGCGATTGCTGAAAAGGCGTTTCCCAAGATTCTTGGCCGCTTGCGTTCCGGTAACGTGCGCCAGTTTGGTGCCGCGTCAACGCCAGAAGGCTTCCGCTGGATGTGGAA